CGCTCAAACCGATCGACGTTGACAAGTTGAAGGAGGAGTTTGGGGACGACGCCCTGATCGACAGGCTCGTGGGCCCCGTCAACTCCGCGATCAACCGAATCAACGCGATCGCTCCGCAGCTTGAATCCGGCCAGCAGGCGGTTCAGAGTGCGGAGAACCAGCAGTTGGAGCAGATTGTCACCGGCTTTTTCGGCGGCGACGATCTCAAACCGTACAAAGAGTTCTACGGCGGTAAAACACCGAAGACGGATGAGCAGTGGGAGGCCAGAGAGAAAGTTCTCGACATGGCTGATGCTCTGATGTACGGATCGCAGGCGGCTGGGAAATCCCTCACGGTTGAGGAAGCTCTGATGGAGGCCCACAACGCTGTGTCAGCCGACCATCGTGCAAAGACAGAACGAAAGAAACTTCGGGACGATGTGAAGAAACGGAACCAAGGCACCACCCTCAAACCCTCGGGACGCAAAAAGTCGAAACCGAAGTCTTCGGGCAAACCGGAGACCGAGGCGGAACTTGAGCGTCGCACGGGCGAGCGGATGGCAAAGGTCTTCGGGACCACCCCTTCCTGATCCCTGATTGAAAGGAGCACCACAATGGCTGGTGTGGACAATGACCAACTTGCAGACCTGATCGCGACGACGCTCAAGGATCTGCCCGACGGTGACTTCGAGATCATGTGGGACTCGCAGCACTACGAACTGTGCCAGATTTACCAGCAGCACAGGCGTCAGATCGACGGAGGTACGTCGATTCAGCGGAACGTCATCCTCGACCGCAAGGGCAATGCCCGGTATCGAAAGCTGTTCGATACGGACAACCCGTCCGTCGACAACGTCCAGCAGACGATCGACGTTCCGTGGGCCCAACTTTCCACGGACTACTCGTGGGACGTTGTGGAACTCCTCCGCAACAAGTCGAGCAGGAAGGGGTTTATCAACCTGCTTCGTTCTCGTCGGGCCGAGCGGATGTGGGATCTCTCGGAACTGATCGAGGAGCGTGGTTGGCTCACGCCGACCTCGGCGACCAACAACCTCTACCCGTACGGTATCCCGTACTACCTCAACAAGCTCGATTCCGGCGTGACCGCTGGCGGCTTCAAGGGTCAGACGATTCGGTACCAGAACAACTCGACTGGCACGATCTGTGCTGGCATCGACGCGGCTACGGAGGCGAAGTGGAGGAACTACGCGGACACCTACGACAAGGTCGACAACTCGCTCCTCCGCACGCTGCGGAAGGCGGTTCGTCAGACCCGGTTCCGCCCGTCCCCCATTGCCATCAAGCCCGGCATGGACGGCCCCGGCAGCCCGATCAAGCTGTACGCCAACGACGACACCATCACCGAACTGGAGGATCTGGCCGACAAGCGTGACGACAACACGCAGCCCAAGGATCTCGCCGGCAAGAACCTGCACTCGTACGACGGAACCGTGTACTTCAACAAGATGCCGATGGTCTACATCCCGCAGCTTGATGACGACACCGATTCCCCGATCTACTGCGTCGACTGGACCAAGCTCCAGCCGATCGTGCAGGAGGGCTACTGGATGGTCGAGTCGAAGCCGATGACGGACCGTGGTCAGCACACCACGATCACCACGTTCCTCGACGGTTCTCACAACAACCTGTGCATCAACCGTCGGACGGCGGGCTTCGTGCTTCACAAGCCGATCACTGCGTAATCGCACCCGCTAGGGCCGACGTTCGGTCCTTTTTCTGAACTTCTATCTCAAAGGAGATACCCATGAGTATTGTGGGATACGACAACGCGGGTGAAGCCAACCAGCCGAGCCCCATCATCTGGAAAGACTGCCCGCTTTCCAACCTCAATGACAACGGCACGGGCTACTTCGCCCACGAGGACTTCCTCGGGCCGACCACGGGCACGCTGGCGGCCGCTCTCGACGCGACTCTGATGTCGTTCGGGGGTAATCTCGCGGTTGACGCTGATACGGACACGGTCCTGTCGGCGAAGGCGGGCGAGGAGGGTGGCTGGCTCGATGTCGAGACTGACGGTGACGACAACGATGCGGTCGCCATTTATACCGAGCCGCTTGGTCCGATCACCAAGAACTCCGGCAAAAAGCTCTGGATGGAGTCGTACGTCGAACTTGGCGATACGGACGCAGATCAGGGCTTCTTCTTCGGCGTGGTCGAGGAAGCGGGGGCGAGCCGCGATGTGCTCGCGGACGACGTGGCGGCTCAGGGCGTCATCGGCGAATCCCTGATGGGCTTCCTTGTGGACAACGGGGACGACGACGCGGTGGACATCGTCTATCGCAAGGACGCGGGTTCGGTGGTCGAGGTGGCATCTGATGTCACCAACTCCACGCAGATCGCGTCCGGCAGCCGGGCCAGCCTCACGGACGACACGCCCGTGAAGCTCGGGATGCGGTTCGACGGCATCGAGACGATCCGCTTCTACGTCAACGGCGTGCAGGTCGCGTCTCAGACGGTCGACTCGACAGTCGATCAGAGCAAGGCAATGTGCATCATCATGGCCCTCAAGACGGGGGATGCGGCGGCTGAGAGCTTCGCGACGGATTGGATTCGCTACGGCTACGAAGCCCGCTGCTGATCCACAGATTTCGTTACTCTGACAGAAAGGTGGCTAGTATGCCCGGCAAAGGCAAGAGCTACCCTCCCCAGTACGGCAAGGATATGGCCCGTACAAAGTCGACCAGTGGCAAGGGCCGTTTCCGTTCCGGCTCCACGTCGACGAAGACTTCCAACTCGAAACCCAAGAGCAAGAAGTCCTACTGATCCCAATTCCCGCACGCTTGACGGTGTGCGGGTTTTTTACCTTCTCCGGAGAACGTCATGGCCGCACCGACCAGTGCCCTCACATTTCAAGACCTGATTATCGAGGTGGCGAAGTTCCTCGGTGTGGCGAACTACGGAGCCGGCGGAGACGAAGCTGCTCAGCTTCCGATAGACGCCCACAACCTCGATCTGTGCAAGACGATCGTGAACAAGGGCATCCGAAAGTTTTTCAACGATGCCCCCGTGACTGGGTGGAACTTCGCACAGGTTGTGCAGGACTTCACGATCTTCAACGACGTGACGGCCGATTCCTCGAAGACGGTAAATGCCGGGGCGTACGATTCCGGAAATGATGAGACGACGCTGACCGCGTCCTCGGATGTGTTTTATCCGGGGATGGAGTACCTCAACATCGTCACGACCACTACCGGCACGTTCCGGATCAAGTCGTACGAGTCTGCGACTCAGATCAAGGTCATCGGTGATGCGTCAGCCGTATCGGCCGAAACGTACTCGATCACCACGGAGGGGAACTTCACCCTCCCACCCAACTTCGGCGGATCGTTCACCGGCGATATCACCTATGTCGAGGAAACGAATCAGGGCGTCACCATCAAGTGGATCCACGAGGCCACGATCCGGCGGTGGCGGGAAGATATCACCAACGAGATCGGCGACCCATATTGGGCCGCGATCCGTCCTCACCCGACCGAGGCTGCCCGCAACGCTCGCCGTTGGCAGTTGATGACGTACCCGCAGCCGGACGAGACGATGATGGTCCAGTTCCCGTACACCATCCACTTCGACAAGCTCGTCAACAACACGGACAACCCACCCGTCCCGTACCACCACGATGAAACCATCCGTCAGGCGTGCCTCGCGATCGCAGAGCGAGACGAGGAAGACGCCGCAACCGTCCATCACCAGACCGAGTATGACCGCTGTCTCCAGCGGTCGTACGCGATTGACAACCGATCCGGACCCCGACGACTCGGGTACTTCGGCAACCCGACCGGGCCCGTGTCCGGAAGCGTAATCCAGACTTTCCGTGACCATATTTACGACCGTCCGAACGTGACGTACAACACCGATTAGGAGCAACCATGCAGTTTGCACAGAACAACTTTTTTACGGCCCTGCGTGGGGTCATTACGGGCGGCGGAAAGAACGCGGCCGGAGACGCCTACAACGACGCCGGATTCTGGCGGGACACGCCCGTCCCCCTGTCCGCCCTCGATCTCAATACGACCCGCGTGGTCGATACGAGTGACGCTGGGGCGGCTACGGACCCGGTGATCGAGAGCGGGGCATATTTGGCGGCTGACGAGACCAACGCCCGGGTGGTGAAAGTGGACGACACCACCGACAGCATCTGCCACCTGACCATCCCGATCCCCCGAGACTACGATGAGGCGACGGACGACTTCAAGATTCGCGTGCTCGCCAGCCAGCTTACCCAGTCCACGGACGACGATGTGGAACTGGACATGGAGGCATACGTCAAGGTCGCCGGCTCGGCTCTCGGGTCGGATCTTGACCCGACGGCTCCCGGCACGGTGCTGAGCACGACCGAGCAGTGGATCGAGGTGGACCTGAGCGGCAACGACCTCGCCCGTGATTCGGTGCTCACGCTCGAACTCATCACGAACGGGGCGAACGACACCGACGGCGAGGAGGTTCTCATCCACGCCTTCGAGTACAGCTATCGCTCTGTCCTCACGAGCTACGACGAGGAAGACGCCTCCGGCAACGACCTCCGATAATCCAGCCCCTGATGCCCTAGCGGGTGTCAGGGTTTTTATGGCCTCCCCCTCCCAAAAAATGCCGTTTCCGACGAGCGGTGTCAACATCGTCTCGGGGTTCGACATGCAGCCTCCGGGCACAACGCCGGACGCCCTGAACGTCCGGGGCTTCGACGTGATCGAGGAGCGTCTGCGGGGTGGGCGTCGTGCCGGCCTGAGAAAGTTCGTGGACTTTGACTTCGGGAGTGCGATCCAGTCGATCACGGCCGTGAGCCAAGCGACGGTGCCGGCCGGTACGGTCGGGGCCCCCGAGGAGTTGACGTTCAACACGTCGCCTGCGGCGGCAACGGCTGATGTTGGTGATGGGTGGGTACAGATTGGCAACTTTGCGACGACACTGCCCGGTCTACCCGGGAGTTCGAACGAGGGGTTTATCGTCGGGAACGGGGAGCTTGATCTTGGGACAGTCACGAACCAAGACGATGATCGAATCGGGGTCGTGACAGTCCGGCCCTCTACTTCCGTAACTGCTACATGTGCAGCCGTACCG